GTCCCAGAGAGCCGCATGAATACTAACGTTATGGGGGGGATATTAGCTCCACACGACCATCTGAGAGAATCCGATAGCGTATTGGTTTTTCACTAAAGTGTTCATTGTTGTGGCAATCATGACATAGATATTCAAGGTTATCCCAGTTCAAAGTGATTGAAGTGTCCTGAATGTTCTCAGGTGTTAAATAACATTTATGATGGACAATATAGCCTGGAACAATCATCCCACGACTAAGGCACCGCTCACATAAACCTCCAACAGATTTAATGTAAGCAGCTCTACATTTTTGCCACTCTTTTGATTTATAAAAAGCCTTTGCGAAATCCTTCATTGTTTGTACCAAAAAAGCCACCAGCTCCAAAAGAGTCAGTGGCCTTAATTTGAGGGAGCAAAGTATGTTCAAAGATGTCGGCGCAAGTGACATCACTGACCTAACTTCACCCACTACTATTGTACTATATATGGTTTTCTAATTTTTCTAATCTTTCAATCCTTTGGCAATCTGTGCTCCACCTCTATCCATGAATTGATATATACGCTTGATAGAATATCCCATAGCCTCAGCTATATCCTTAACTGGAACTCTATTGATGTATCTCATGGTCAAGGCTGTTCGCTCCTCATCAGAAGCAAGTGTATTTATAGCCTTGTCTATCTTGGCAATCTGTATGGACTTCTTAAGCTGAATCATATTCATTTCACGCTCCAGCTCATTTATCTCAGCTACAATCTTTGACATTGTATCATCAGGAGAAGTCTGAACTTTGTCTCGGTCATAACGGATAGCAGCTGGCAAAAGACAAGATTCAAGCTCATCATGCTTAGCTTTGAGCCTTAGCCATTCCCAGTGCAACACTCTGGCTGAGTTCAAAAAGATGTAAGCCTGTCTATTCATCCTCATCCTCCTCATCTTCTCCAAGTGGCATTAGCTGGACTTCCCAACCATTTGAAGTAATCAGTATGTCAAGGAACACGTTCTGATCCTCAACAACCCTTTTGCATAACATTGAGATTAGTTCCCATAATTCCATGATTTATCCCCCTATCCAAAGAAAACGCAGACAAGAGCGGCTAGGATTATGACAAAGAAAACACCCTCAAAGAGTCTGATTGTCTGTTCGCTCATGATCTTGCTCCTTTAATGTGTCATATAGTTTTTCCAGTGTCTTAATCTCTTCTATATCGAATATCATTCCTTATCCTCACTTTCCTGTGGCTCACTTTCTGCCTTACACAAATCCATAATTTCGCACAATAACTCTTGTATCTCTCTATGTGCGGTATATGGTAATACGCTTGCTAAACTATTGATGCGGTCACATTTTGGTTCTATCTCGGCTCTTATCTTGTCAAGAATAGGCTCTTGCTCTAGTGCTTTGATTGCATCTTTATTATCACAACTACTAATATCACAAGAATCCATATCCGGTGAACCATAAGCACACATAGCACAACAATTTTCTTTGAGTGTCTTTAATGCTTCTTCAATCGTCATTCCCATTTTTCAATCCTCCTATAACATCCTCCAGCGCCTCAGCATCAGTCTCACTAACCCAAATAAGCCTATATTTGTGGTTAAGGCCGTCCTGAGCTATTCCAAGTGAGCTATTACTTTTGCTTTGTCCATATCACCACCCCTTGTCTCTAAAGCACTCTTCATAATCCCACGATTCAGTTTCAGGATCATAATAAGGACACTGTTCTGTGTGCTCATCACAATCCCTATTGCAATAATCTTGTTTCATGAAACGCTGCTGTTGTTTGTATTCTGCTAATCTGTCACGTTCTATGTCTAACTTAGAATCCATGCTCACCTCACCATTCCGATTGCCCATGCTACATAAGCAACCCAGAGAAGGAAAGCACACCATAGCACCAGCAATAAATCAAATAAGAATTTTTTCATTGTTGTTCCCCTAACCAGTGATAGAACTTAATCATTATCACCAGCAACATTGTTAACAGTAACTTCAATGCCTTATCCTATCCGTAAATATCTTCATCAAAAATGTTGTATTGTCCTTTGCATTCATGCTTGTTTTTCTCCATCCACCAATCAAAAACCTCCTCTCCAGTAGTCCAAGAATTATCATTTTTGCCTTCTTTGTTTCTGGCCTCAATCATTTTTTCAAAGGCTTGAATATACAATTTCTTATACTGTGGATAATCATTAAACTCTTTAGTTCTATACCTATAAGAAGCTAGTGGACATCCTATACAACCCACTCTGTCATATCCTTTTGAATATAATGGGTTTATTTCTAAATTTTCTCGTTTTATATAATCCCATATATCTGTATCAAGCCAATCATAAATAGGATTTACTACAGTGCTACCATGTTCCTTCATAAGCTTAATTAGTGTACAATCCCATGCAGAATCCTGAATCTCTTGTGACTCACGATATACTTCTTCTGCATGGACAAGTGAAAAAAATGTAGCTTCCCTGTAGTTCCCCCCCCCCTAATTCCGAAAGTATCTCGTCCTTGACGTTTACTACTTTCTGCGGCTCTGACACCTAATGCACATATTCGGTTAGGAGTTCCAGACTCTTTTAAAACTTGGCAACAATATCTAACTACCCTAGTTGGTGGCATTTTCTTTTTAGGGATTAAATTCCACATGGTTATTGGTTGCCCTTTTTCATCTTTGTGATAGTCAATGATTGTATGTATTCCTTTTGCTTCAAGCCTTTTAAACTGATCTCGGATAAAATAAACAGTTTCTGGAGCATCCACAGTAGTATGCCCATTCATAACTTCAAAATCAGTATTTTTCAAAACTTCTTCTGCAAGATGTAATAACACTTGGCTGTCTTTTCCTCCAGAATAAGCAATTATTAAAGGCTTTTGATAATATGTAAGACTCATTTCAGCAGCTAACTTCAAAGCTCTTTTTGATTGTTCTATTTTTTCGTCAAGGGTTAGCTGTCTGTCTGTCTGTCTGTCTGTTAAGATGGTGGTATTGATACCATCAATGTCAAGCTCTATCTGTTTCATTTTTACCTCACCTTTTTATGTAAAAGGGCGGCTGGCCTTTGTTGGGAGTAACCTCCTTTTTGTTTTATTTTTGGTTTTTTGGTTTTACACTTAGCACCGCCCTTATTACTGATTTATTCAGGAAATCTAATCTTTGTAACCGCAATCGGAAACTCTTCAATTTCAGAGGCCCATACTGGTGTAGCACCATGCCTACTGAAAACTAATGGAAAGCCGCCTATGCCATCAAAGAGACTAGCCATTGTGACTGGTCTGTCATACTGATTGCATATCCTTCCAGCCATCCACTCCCAAAAAGGAAGTGCGATTGAATTTCCAAGAGCTTTATATCTTGGACTATCTGCATCCTTATGTTTCTTGCCCTTAGAATCAGTCCACTCTCCTATGTCAGTCCAATGGTCTGGATAACCTTGCAAACGTTCACATTCCATTGGTGTCAATCTACGAACAACAGAGGAATTGGCTATATACATATCCGAATTAGCAAGCTGATTTCCACTCCATTTAGTCAAGCCACAATCCAAAGCACCTGTTGTGTTTTGATAAGTAACCTTAATCGGATCTTTGTAATCTGTGGCTGTTAGTGGATCTGTTTTCTCATCATCAGTAAACCTTGCAGACCTGACATCATGACCAATAGAATAAATAGGACTACAAACAGCGTGATGTTCAATAGTGTTCAAAGTATACATAATCTCTGATTCCTTATAACCATCTCCATTATGACTTTTACGCTGTCCATTCCCTTCAAGACATACAACTGGTACATGGTCACAATCACTCTTGACAGATGTCAATGTTCTTGTAATTTCTCCAGTAACTATTTGATTGTAAGTATCAAAGGCTTGAACACTTGCATTGTTTTCAAAAGTCCTAATCAATGTTTGGTCTTGGCTAACACCTAATGTTCCACTAAGCTCAGTCTGAATTAGTGCTCCCTTACCAGCTTTTTTCCCTCTGCTGTCAATTTCTACACCCCCCCTAATCTTGAGAGTGTAGCTTGTCGAATCAGTGCTTGTTCCAATATCTCTGGCAACTTCTTGCCCCTTGTCTGCGCTCTTCTCAGAATCCCTTGGCAAGCCTTGGCGCTCAAACAGTATTTTGGGAGCGGACTGTCCTCCAAAATCTGCGACAAGCGAGACTCTTTTTCTACGCTGGGGAACTCCCCAAAACTGTGCATCATGTACTCTCCAAGCAATAGACCACCCTGAACCCATGATGCAGCCTGAGTTTGTCCACCGCCCCCCTCAGGTCTAGGAATAATGGCGCTTTCAGAGGCGATTTTCGCTGTTTCTTCAAGGACACAACGGAAGTCTTCTCCTTTGTTTGAACTGAATGCACCTGGAACATTTTCCCACACCATGAATCTTGGTCGAATAGGCTCATCTGCCCCTCGCATTCGTAATTGTCTAATGCTTTCATCCCTCATCTCCTTAATAACTCTTATCTGCTCCATGAATAATCCTGAGCGTTCTCCACCAAGACCAGCTCTCTTGCCAGCAACGGATAGATCCTGACATGGACTTCCACCAGTAACAACATCTACAAGTGGCACGTCATGTCCATTTATCTTGGTTATATCTCCTAAATGTTTCATTTATCCCCCTTATTCAATTCAATTAAAGCTCCTTGGCTATCGGACAATTCTCACATTGTTCTTTTTGCATGGCATCTCTGGCATCTTGCTGAGTATCATATGTATCATCAAGATATTGTTCATGATAGATAGCTGGATATTTACAGTAGTAATCACAGAATTTATCCGCAATAACCTGGAGCTGTTCAGTAATAGTCATATCCATTTTGTTCTTAGCTCTCAAATTCAACCTCCTATTACCATTCGGCCTTGGCTTCCTCAGCACAAATTCTCATGTTCTCCTCCGTGTCGTGCCATATGACCTCAATGTTTTCCTCCTCTCGGTCAACCAAATACTCACCAAGACAAGTCTCATCACAGAAGTAATGCTTTTTGAATTTCAGAATATCTCTTGGAGTAGTAAAGCTCTTATGACACCAATAGCACTCTCTATTTTCCATACGCTTTAACCTCTGTTTTCTGTTAATCTCATCTCGATTCTTGGCTATATAAGCCTTCTGCTTAACCAAGAGTTCCTCTCTGTGTTCTCTGTAATATTGTTTTCTGTATTCACTACGAACTTTTGAATACATCTTGCTAACTTCTTTTTGTGCATCCATTAGTCAACCTCTAACAACAATCTTGATTGCAACATCTCAAGCTGTTCTCTGGTCTTTTGAGGTATTCGGTTATATTCCGTCTGCCTCTTTACCAAGGCCTCATAGTTTCGCTTGAAGTGAGATCCCTCAACACTCTGAACTTTGTCTATATCCATTCTTGCAAGCTCTTTGAGGCTTTCAGCACTTCCTATGGCTTTTTTGCATAGGTCAGGGAGCTTCTCAAATTCTTTTTCAGAGTTATAAGTTGAGTTGCATATTGCTTTATAAACCAAAGACCAAGCCTCATTGGATGTCAGCTCACTAGCTGGATTGTTCTGTGTAGCCTGTGCAATAAGCTGGGCTGGAACTGGAGGGAAGCCTGATGTGTTAGTTGTCAGATATACCTTTAGCCCAACACTTATCTGAGCGTATGTGTAATCCTCAAAAACAAGCTGCCACATATCAGCCATCCCTTCAAAATCCGACTTGGTAAACTTCTCATAGGTCTTTGGATATGTGTTTTTGATTACAAGGATGATTTTTAATACCTCTTCTCTTGTCATATCCCCAGCTCCCTCTTAAAGAAATCATCAACCTCTTGTTTATTGCTTCTTATCGGTGTTACTTTTTCGTTATCCCTTCTCTCCCAGGTCCTAACAGCGGCTTTCCAATCCTTCATTTTGGTTTTACCAATCATCCAGCCTTTAGATGTGTAAAAGTCAATGAATGCTTGAGCATCAACCTTATTGTTTCTCTCCCAACAATAATCTTTGACCTGATCTAAAGAGGGTGGGATAAACGCTTGCGTTTTTCCCTTACTCTTTTTTTCATTTACATTCTCATTAGCATTTACATTTTCATTAACATTTACATTTTCATTTACATTATCATTAACATTAACATTTACATTGGGGGTTTCTTTGGGGTTTTCTTGGGGTTTTTCTGGGGTTTCTTTGGGGTTTTTCTTAGGCCTTCCTCCACGACTTCCAAAGTCTGCTCCCTTCAAACCATTAAGGAATTTGCGATTATTGGCATCAATCTGTGGTTTTATTGACAAGAACAAGGCCTTGACTACTCCATCTGTTTCAATCTCGATACCATTTAACGCATATTCTGAAACCGCCCTAAGGCAATCTGCCTGTTGTTCCTTGGTGAGACAAGCTATGGCCTCATAAAAGCCACGGTAAAAGATATAGCTATCACGCTCCATTACCAGCCTCCCATTCTCTATAAAGCACCATGAAATCGTCATATCTCATGGAAACAAGAACAGGCTTGTTGTTGGCTTTGTGGATAACTACTGGCAACCCCTTTTTCTTACTTGCCTCATTATCCCTAACAGCCTGAGCAATCCAGTCATAAAGCTGCATTCTCTCACAATGCTTGCATTCGATATGTAATCCTGGAACACCCTCAACATCAGCACAATTTCCACTCTTGCCCTCATACTGAGCTGTCCTAAATGCTTTATATCCATAATCTTTGAAAAGAGCTGCAACCGCTCTCTCAAAACGTGCGCCTTTTTCTCTCTGCATTTTTCCCAACATAACCTCCTCTCTGCCTCCCTAAATGGGAGGCTTTACAATGGCTTTTCAAGTCTTTTCTGTGATAAATTCCTTGAGCCTTTTGGAGTTGTTTCTTTTAGGCTGTTCGCCTTGGTGTTTCAACCCTTTTTATAGGTCAGCGCAGATAGGTCGAAATCGTCATATTTTGCCCTTAAATAGGCTTCTGCTTTTTGACGATACAATTTAGTGGCTTGACCATTATCAAGCTGAAAATGGCACTCTCTGCAAACTGTGAGTATATTCTGCTCGATACCTAGTCCACCCTGAGCACGACCAATAAAATGTGCCTCACCTCTTCCAGGTTTTCCGCAAAAGATACAACAGTGGTTATCCCTCTCCTCAACCTTTTGCCTTACCTTTGGAGTTATTGCTACCGCTTTTGTGCGCTTGTGCATTCTTTTCAACCTCTTTCATGTGTGCCAGCTCTTCTGGAGTCATGGTTTCAATTCCTTGAGCCTTAGCATCTTGTACCATTAAGCTAAGCAGCGCTGCCATCTCCTCAACGTTAAATGTTGAAGATCCTCTGAGCATCACATAGCATCTAAATGGCTTGCCATCCTTACCCTCCTTCACTTGTGAAGTTGGTTTTAAATGATAAGTCTCTGCATGAAGTACACTCTTTTCAGTCTTATCATCATCAGGTAGATAGATTGGAACAAGAGACTCATTTACCCTAAGGACTAATCCAAGCTCCCTAAGGTTGAGATTATGAATTTCACTTGCTGAAATCCCAATCTTTTGAGCCACTTTGCCAAGAAGTACCCAGTAATAGGCATTCTGTGATAGACTTCTCTTTTCCTTATGCTCGGTCAGATCCCAAAGAGTATCTCTGTCAGCTCCCATCAAAAAAAGCACCAAGTCATTAGCTTTGCCTATTATCTTTTCCATTTACCACCTCTGGCAGCTTGCTAAGTCTCTTAATCGCATCCTGATAAGCCTCACCAGTAACATCCTCAAGTCTTGCTCCATTAAGAACGTTCTCAAGATTAAGGCCTCTCTTTTCAACCATTGCTTTAAGAATTGCTTGTTCCTTCTTGCTTATCTTGGCCTTGTTTGCCTCTTGCTGAGTAATGGCATTAACAAGCTCATCAGCACTTGCCATTGACTCATCTATTCCAATTCCAAGGAATCCAAGTGCTCTACCCACCGCTGATGTTTCACAGTTTTCAATGAATGAAGTCTTGTTGATGTATGAAGAGGTTTCCTTCTCTTGTGCATATCCAGTTGCAACAACCTTCTCATCAATGCTGATGGTTGTTCTCATGGTCACAACACCATCTTCAAGGCTGATAATTTCTGTCTCTATCTCTCCCATAGGACAAATCTGTCTGAAAGCCTTGATTCTCTCCGTAACCATTACATAATTTTTGCCTTTGACAGGAATGCTCTTGAGGTTGTCGTTAGCTCTTGCAATATCTTCACTTGTTATCATTCAACTACCTCCAGCTCTCTCTCCAGCTTGATTGCATCAGCTCCAGCAACAACTAACACCTCGTTAATCTGTTCCCAGCTTATAGTGGTATGAGCCTTATATTTCTCATCCGTATCTGCAATCTCTTTTCTAGTTATGAAGTCCAATAATTCAATAGCCGCTTGCATTCGGCTCTGCTGTAAATTTCTCATGTAATCCTCCATGTTCGATACATTTGTATTTGTCTATATTCAGTTTTCAAGTAACTTGGTCATAATTTTGATTCGTTCCTCTGTTGGAACTTTTAGTGCTGACATTATCTCTGTAAATTTTCCAAGCGGTATATAATCCGGATTGTCAAAATACTTGAGAATGGTCTTATTAGAGCCGATTGTAGTTCTTGTTCTCAGTGCTTCTTTAGACCTGACTTTATGCAGCACCATGTAAGTAGAGATTTCCGATTCAAAGATTATGCCTTTTTTGGTTTGTTTTTTGCTCATAATCTCGCCTCGTTATGTAGAGCAGACCACTGTTAGTCT